CACAAAAAAAAAGACCCACTCAACAAAGTGAGTAGGTCTTGGGATAGAGTTAGCGAGGTTGATTATAAACCATATATCATGCTTTTTATCAATTCATCTTTGAATCTTTTAAGTGTGTCGTAGCAATCGTAACGCATACCTTTAATAGGATCATCGGTAATGGTTGCAAATTCTGGTTCGATGTAGGCAAATTCCGATTCTAAAAAGTTATCAATTTCAGCAATGTAAACTGCTTTTGTGATCTCTGCCATTTTAGGAATCGCGTTATAATCAATAAAGTGATAGTAGTTAATGTCGTTAATTTCAAAATCGAATTTCATTTTAATTCCTTACCTTCTCGATCTGATATAACTAATTATAAATGATGTAATAAAAAAACTCAAGAAAATAAAAGAAAGAAAAAATATAATCATGTTAGAAATTCAGTTATTCACTATGTTATATTTAGTAATAGTAATGCTAGCTAGTATCATTATTCACTATTTGTAGAAAGGTTTATTAAATGTTAGAAGTATTTGAACCCCTTATATTCTTGTTTATTCTTGTTGCAATGGATTTTGCAACAGGTGTTATTGGTGCAATTTGTAATGGAGTATATAACAGTTCAAAAATGCGCCAAGGCTTGTTACATGCTCTTACTTATGTATTTGCTATTGCGCTTGCGATCATCTTACAAGAGATTTCTAAATTTTATGATCTAGGTTTGGTCTATACAACAGCACTTTATGCACTTGTTTATATTTGGATTGTTCTCACTGAAACTGGATCAATCTTAGAAAATTTGGTAAAAATTAACCCTGCGCTTGCTGATAATAAATTTATGTCAATTTTTGCAAACCAAGCAAAAGATGAGCAAACAAAGATTATTGAAAACAAAGCGCAAGAGCAAGAAGCAGAAGAAGAACTAACTAGGAAGGTTGGTAAGCATGAGCCAAAAGATAATTGATGTATCAGAACACAACGGTAAAATTAACTGGCAGCGTGTAAAAGATGCTGGTTATCATGCAATCATTCGGCTTGGGTATGGGCAAGAATCATCAAAACAGCGTGATAAATACGCTGTAAACAACGTTCAAGAATGTGAGCGTTTGGGTATCCCTTACGGTCTGTATATCTATTCATATGCCGATACAAAACAAAAGGCATATGGTGAAGCTAATCACGCCATTAACTTCATTCTAAATTTTTGCGGTAAAAATTTTAAATATCCTTGTTTTTATGATGTAGAAGAGACTCGCATTTCACGCATTGCACGAGAAAACTCTTTGATCTTTTGCCGTGAGCTCGTAAAAGCTGGATATAAAACTGGTGTGTACGCTAATGAAAATTGGTGGCTTACGATCTTGCGTGATGATTTTGATATTGCATATTATCGTTGGGTTGCTAAATGGTCAAAAAATAAACCTGATGTTTCTGGCGTGTCACTTTGGCAATATACCGATAGAGATAAAATACCTGGCATTACTGGCAATGTTGATTGCTCTTTTAGTTATTTTGATATTAAAGAAACAAGCGAATCTAATCAATATGTGTCAGTAGATCAGCTTGCTGATAAGGTAGAAGCTGGTGAATTTGGCAACGGTGAAGATCGCAAAAAAGCACTAGGTAATAAATATGATGTAGTTCAATTGATTGTAAATTTGCGCAAGGGCTCCAAAGCTGGATTAAACAAAGTTGTTAATCAAGTTATTAATGGTGATTATGGTAATGGTGAAACAAGGAAAATTAATCTTGGTGAAGCATGGTCAATTGTTCAGCGAGAAGTCAACAAAAAATTAAAGTGAAGAAAAAATGAATAGATTAAAAAGTGCAATAATTTTATTGCACTTTTTTTTGTGTATGCTAGTATATCTGTTATCAGCAAAGTATCTTGATGATGTATCTAAAGTTTACAAAATTTATCAGGAAGGAGAAGGCGTAGAAGTTGAAACTGTTTTAATGCCGTGCGTATTAAAGTAAGGAGGTGAAACGTGGCATCGTTTAGAAAGCTAACACTCAAAACGACTCAGTACACTATTAATTTACCAAATGAGCCGCCTATCACTAAAGATAGACCAGGTATTTTAACAAAATTAAAAATATCAGAACTTGAAAATTGCTCTATCAATGATATTAGCAATGTAACTTACCTAAAAGTTTTGTATCATCTGGATAAACAAGAGATTATGAATAGCTTTATACCAAAATCAATTGAAGTTTTAGGAGAATAAAAATGACTACTGAAATTACTACTTATGAGAACCAGCCAAACGCTATGATTCAAACTATTAACACCGTGCAAGGAACACCAGAAGGTCGTAAGCTCGTTGCAAATGCCGTTAATAATGCTGATTCACTTGCGCAGTATGAGGGTGTAGTTTTGAAAATCTCTAATGTTCTTACGCGTCCTGGTATGCGTGGAGATCTTGACGGGAATAATCAGACCCCCTGCCAATGCACCTATTTGATCGACACCGATGGTAAAGCGTATTTCTCGCAATCTGACGGCGTGGCACGATCCATTAACACGATCATGGATATTTACCGTGATTTTCCTAAAGATACCGAAAATGGTGAGTATGCTGAAATGGTTTTGCGCTCGCAGACTTTGCCAAATGGTCGAACCATTAAGAGTATCGAACTTGTCTAATAATTTAGTTCACATCAGCTAGAATAAGATGGTAGCTAAAACTAGCTACCATCTTTTATATGAGAAGGTTTTATTATGGCTGAAGTTTTATCATCTAATGAAATTTATAACATACGTAGACGCGCTAAACGATATATCAAGTCTCTTGAAAAGGTAAGAAATAAACAGCATGGGCGTGCGCGCCAAGCAACTAATGCCTATTTGCGTAAACTAAGATCAGAAGTTAGAAAAACGTATATAAAAAAACGTACTTCAGCAGAATCAGAGCGCACATCTAAGATTGCTCAATCGCTTAAAAAACTCTTACCTTCAGAGGTGCAACGTAATGCACAAAAACGTAAGAATTTTGTATTCCAACAAGAAATTAATGCAGCGTCACAAGGGCAACCGTCACAGATAGGACGTAATACTGATACAGCACGTGATCTTATTAAAACCTTTTACCGTGCGACTCAAAATTACTGGGAAGGTAAAAGCGATAAGAATCAAGCAATTTTAGAAGGTTTAGGCGTAAGCGATCTACGCGAAGCATTTAGACTGGTTCTATCTAAAAATCCTGATGCGATCAAGAAGATGAATCAAGCAAAAAAAGAAGTTAAAAGCACCGAAGAAATACCATTTTTTGAAGATTATGAATCTGATGAAACTGATGGTAGTCCTAATTATCTCAACTACGTTAATTTTGTTTAACCATGAGGAAGGTTTATAAATTAGCGAGCGTGTACGACACCGAAACAACTACTTTATTAAATGGCGCAGAATCAAAGGCTTTTTGTTATCTCTATATTTTCAACGATCTAACAAAGATAGAGATAAAAGATTATGAAGCTGGTAAATCTGATGATGTTAGATTTTATCGGTATCAATCGCAAGCGCTCGAATACATCAATAACTTAATAAAACAAGGTATATCAGGTGGATTTATACCTATTATTGCAGCTTATAACTTGGCTTTTGACTTGCAAACGTTGATGTTTAAGCTTTCAAAACGCTATGAAATGCAAGTGTGTGCTCAATCGAGTACTAACATATATTATCTTGATCTTGTCATTGGTGATAATGTTGTACTTCGCTTTTGGGATACTTTTCATTTGGAAATGAACGGTTTAGCAGCTATGGGCGATGTTGCTGGATTACCGAAAGCCACAGGTTACTTAGATTACACTAAGATTAGAACACCAGAGACACCATTAACAGATGATGAACTATTTTATTGCGCGCGTGACGTACAAGTTATACCAGCTTACTTAAAGTATTTGTTAAGCGTGCATGAATGGCTTGATGAAACTATGTTTGGCGTAAAAGTTCTCACTAAAACAAGCCTTGTACGCCAAATGGCGCAAAACGAAATAGGAAAACTTTATTACATCAACAAAAAAGGAAAGCGTGTAAAGCTACTTAAAGCGTTTGAAATGACTTGTGCGCAGAATATGCCTAGATCGTTCTCGCAATATGCAATCCGCAAGGCATGTTTTCGTGGTGGTTTTACATTTACCTCTGCAAAGTATGCCTCTGAAATTGTGCGAAATGTTGCATCATTGGATGTAACGAGTATGCACCATTTGTTTATCAATGGTAGATACGTTCCTGAAAAGTTCACACCATCACATCCAAGGGACTTAGAACCATTGATTAAGAACGTGTTAAATACTAAGCTGGAATACGTTTTAGCGAATTATCATAAACCTTTTAATTGTGCGTTCCATTCATGTGTAAAGTTCAATAATCTTAGATTAAAAACAGGATCCGCATTTGCTGAATATCATATTGGTTTGTTAGCCGAATCAAAATTTAAGATAACAAGTGGTAAGTATGATTATGGGCAAGATGAACGCGCACAAAAAGCGGAGGAAATGACGCGTTTATCTGGATGGGTAGATCGTGCTTATCATCCTGTTTTTGCTTTCGGCAAATTATACGAAGCAAAACACGCACATATATTTGTTAGTGAACTTGAACTTTATGCAATGTCGCTTGTGTATGAATGGGATAGTTACGAAGTAATATGTGGTGAATCTACTTTGAAATTTATTAAGCCACCTGATTATGTAACGCTCCAATCTCACACACTTTTTGAAATGAAAAGTGACGCAAAGAAAATAGATAAAACATACCATGAAGGGGAACCTTATACACAAGAAATACCAAATAGTATTCCTCCTGGAATAGCTGAACAATTGCGCAACGGTTCCGTGAGCAATATGTTTTTCTCATCTTGGTATAACAGCACGGTTAAAGGAATGTTTAACGGTATTTATGGAACACAAGCACAAGATGTTTATAAACCAGATCATATTGTTAATGCTGGGCATATTGAAGTTGCAAGCGAAACGGTTTTAACGCAAGACAATTTCAACAATTTGTGTAAAAAAAGTTCAAAAGTTTTATTTCAATATGGTTTGCGTATTGTAGGAGGCAGCCGCTTACATTTGGTTATTGCTATAGAGCTTCTATATAGAGCTTTTGGCAGTCGTATAAAAATTACGGGTGGGGATACTGATAGTATTAAATGCGCGCTTGATGAATCAATAACGAGTGAAGAAATAACGGCAGCTTTAGAACCGTTAGCTACTGCAAGCAATGAAGCTATTAAAAAAGCAAGCTCACGAGTATATAAGTTATATTCTGATAAGGCTTCACAACTTAACGGCGTAGGTTCATTTGATATTGAAAACGATGGGGCGTTTTACCCGTTACACATGGATGCTTGGAATAAATGCCGTGTATCGTATGACGCACAAGGTAAATCACATGTTACTGCAGCTGGAATTTCACGACCAAAGGGAAGTTACACGATAGAAAATTTGGTAAATGATCTATCAAATGTTGCATCGTTTGAAGAAGTAGCGCCAATGATTTTAAGTTATAACACGCTTATAGGTCATAGCATTTGCCATATGCTACAAAGAACGCACCCTTCTATTGAAGATATGATAGATGATGATATTACTGATTACTTAGGAAACAAATCACACGTTACCGCTTATGAAGCAATCGCTCTTTACCCTTCTGGGCGTGAAATTGGTGAAACTTCTAAGCGTGCAAACGCAGAAAATATAGCCTACATGAAAAAGCTAGGTAAAAATGTCGATAAATTATCATCTGTTAAAATAGTTGATGTAATAAAAGATAAGCCAACACTTGATATTGTTGGAGGTGAAACAATCATATATGAGTGATTTTTACGACTGGAATAAAACGCTCTCATTTGATGCTGAAGTAAACATAGTTATTTCAAACCGTGGTAAAGGAAAAACTTACGGTTTACGTAAACAGTTTGTGAATGACTATATTAAACATGGTTGGTGTTTTGGTCATATTACGAGAACCAAAGAGGAACTAAAAGCGGTAATGAAAGGTTATTTTAGCAAGCTGGAAATACAAGATGATTTCCCCAAGGATTATGTAACCAAGTCAGAAGGTCAGATAATATATATCAGTAAGAACACAAAGAAAAAAGATTGGAAACCATTTGGGTACTTTGCCGCTCTATCGCAAGAACAATTAAATAAACAGCTCACGTTTGTTAATATCAAGCGTATTGTGTTCGATGAAGCTGTTTTGAATTATACCGATAGATACCATCAATATCTATTTGATGAATATGACAAGTTGATTAATCTTATCTCATCCATGACACGTGAGCGCGGGGATAGTGAGATAAAACCACGAATCTACTTATTAGGTAATGCGTGTGATCTGTTTAACCCTTACTTTATTGCTTACGGTATCAAGAAAATACCTGATTATGGTTATCGCTGGTATAAGGGCAAAACATGCCTATTACATTATGTGGAACCTGGTGAATATGCCAATGAATTAATAGATGATACCGTTGCTGGGCATATGGCAAAAGGAACGAATAGCGAGGCTATTTTTGCACGCAATGAATTTATTAACGCCAACGATACGTTTATCAAAAAGAAACCTAAAAACGCGAGCTTCTCGTTTGGTCTTAAATATATGGGACAATCCTTTGGCATATGGGTAGATCTTGATAACGGGTATTACTATGTGAACGAAAAAATACCTAATAATGAAACTACGGTTTTCACGCTCACCAATTCCGATGATGAACCAAACTATATTATTGCTGCACGATCTAATAAGATACTAAAAAACTTTCGTAGCTACTATTACATGGGTATTTTGCTATTTGACAATCCTCAACTTAAAAATGATTTCATGGCTTGTCTTGATTATATTAGAGTTCGATAGTAACATATCAAATATCACAAGGCGAAAAGTAATAAAGCGAGTAGCGAGAATTACCCACGGTGAGCCTTTAAGTAGGCGGGCAACTCGTGAGCATAGACACCGTGCTTTTCAGCTTTTAACTTTTAATTGCTTTGTGTTAAACTCTAACCAGCTTGTAACAACAGTTATAGGCTGGTTTTTTGTTTGTACAAATAAAAAAGGAGTAAAAAATGGATGAAGAAGAGCGCGACGACCTCACGCCCGATGAAGAATCGGAAGAAAAAGATTCTGAAATGGACGGTGAAGAAACTCACCGCTATGAAGAATTTGCAGACTTGCGCGATCGTGTAGAATCTTTGGCTGATTCTATTGATTCTTTACGTGATCTTATCGAATCTGGTTTTAAGACTATTTCTGAAGGTATGGGGGTCATGGTAGACAATGGCGCGACTGTTATCGAAGATGACGATGATAACGGTGTAGATGATGATCTTGAAACTGATTACTTTGATCTTGGCGATCTTAATAAAGTTCTTGATCTCGATCTTGATTAGAAAGAGGTATGAAACATGGCAGTAGATAACGCAACAATTCTTGATAAGTTGTATCTTGTTGGTTCTAATGATTACCAGCAGCGCATCCCACTAACCACCCAAGGCGGTATTGCAAATACTATCAAGCATCTTGAACATCCCGGTAACGGCAAACTCTTTAATGAGCTTTTAACCAATTTTGTAAACCTTATTGGTTTGCAACGTATTATTTCTAAGCGTTGGGATAATCGCCTTAATATCTTTAAAGGTGAAAAACTCAATTACGGTTCTATGATCGAAGAAGCCGCGCCGCAATGGCTTAAAGCTCATACTTATGATCCTGATTCAGCAAACTTGCTCACGAGTGATAACCCTGAATTTGCAGTTGTTTATCATACGGTAAACCGTGAAGATAAATACATCGTAGATGTAACTATCCCTGAATTTCGCAAGGCGTTGCGTGATGAATTTGGACTTAACAAACTTATTAACGCGATCATGCAACTTCCTATTAACTCTGATAACTATGATGAATATGTATGCATGATGCAGCTTTTCGCAGAGATGAATGATGCTTATGATCTGTTCACGGTTGGTCTTACTGCGGCACCTACTACTGAAGAGACGGGCAAAGACTTTTTGACCAAGTTGCGCACGTATGCCGAACTTTTGACGTTTCCGACCTCTACTTATTCAGCGGGTGATTTTAATATCCCTGTTTTTGCAAAATCGGAAGAACTTGTTTTGCTCATTTCGGCTGAATGGTCTGCATCAGTTGACGTAAACACGTTGGCTAGTGTTTTTCAGCTTGATAAGGCTGACATCAAGTACCGTAAGGTAGTAGTTGACCAGTTCCCTATCCCTGATGTTGGGGCAGTGTTGACTACCGAAGATTTTTTCGTTGTGCATGATTATGTCTATCAAACTGATAGCTTCTACAATCCCGATCAGTTGCGTACTAAATACTTTTTGCATCATTGGGAAGTAATCAGCGCGTCCCCCTTTGTGCCTTGCATCTTGTTTAAGGTTGGAGCTGGTACCAATGTACCTACGCTTACGCAAACGGTTACATTCTTTAATTTGTCTGCGCAGACTGATACCGTTGAACCTGGTGGAACTGTTCAACTTACGGGAACTTTGAACGGAGCGCTTACACCATCTGGTGATTATAAGAACATTGAGATAGCGCCTGATTCTGCTTTGTTTACCGTAGTGGCAGAACGCACTACTGGTGAAACTGAATCAAAGGTTACATCTGCGGTTGAACTTAATGAATTTACTTATGTTGACCGTTTGGGTGTATTGCATGTTCAGAAAGACACGCTCAAAAAGAACGATAAACTTACCGTTACGGGTGTATCAACCTACATTAACCCATCTGATACTACTACGGTGTGTTCTGATACGGTTGAAATCACTATCTCTTAGTGGTATATTTACGTTAAGCGTAAACCTTCCTTTTACCTTCTCTTTTGAGCTGATACCATTTGAGCCGCGGAGTTTTCAAGCTCTGCGGCTCATTTGGTTATAGGAGTAAAAAACATGAATTTTCCGAACTTGCCAAAATCAACTAAGTTTCCTGATCTGCAAACAGTAGACGTTTACTCATATCAAAATAATTTCGTTTACACACGATGGGGTGAAGGAACAAAGATTAATCTTTATGCCGTTTCGTGGGATAATGAAGTAAATGCGATATGGTTTGATGATGAAACTAAGCGTGATCTTTATTTTGAGTCTATTGAAAGCGAATCAATAGAACTTACTACTGCTTTGCAGATGCTACCTGATGGCACCGTAAAGCTGCCTATTCCTTTTGATGTGCTCGCGCAATATAACTATATAGAGGTTATTTTCCCTGATTTTACGAGCTTACAAGAGCCGATAGATTATGAAAAATCTAATGGTGTAAAGCGTTGGTATTATTTTATCGACTCTATAGAAATGAAAGCGCCAAGTGCAACACTTTGTAATCTTACACTTGATAGTTTTGTAACCTTTTCATCTCGTATCAAAATATCTAACATGCTCTTAGATCGTGGGCATTACCCCGTTGCAAATACTGATGTAGATGCATACCTATCAGACCCGATCAGTAACAATGGTTATTTGTTAGCACCTGATATTTCGCTTGGATCGCTTAATCGTGTAAGCGCGGTAAGCGATATTGTACTTAATAACGGAACCATGTATGGTGTTTTTGCCACTACAGCAGATATTGATGGTTCTTTTGGATCAAAAGCTAACAATGATTGGCAAACGCCTAGTTATTCTTGGGTTTCCCCTGATGGTATTCCTGGCTTGATGTTGTTTGCAATACCAGCAAGCAATCTATCATCCTTTTTTAATACTGTTAATACTACGTATCCTCAATTTTTGCAGACGATACAAGCATTTTATTTGGTTAGCGACAAGCTCATACAACTAGTTAAAACACATACTCTTTTTGGTTATACCGTTTATACTTTATCAACTAAAAATGTTAGTATGCCGCTTATCAAACTTGATAAATCAAAGTTTGGCTATCCAAAAGAGTATGTTGATCTTGCTAAGTTATATACCTACCCTTATGCAATGCTGGAAATAACTAATGAACGCGGTCAAACAACGCAAATACAAATTGAAGATACTACGGGAACATTAAATGCATATATACGTTCTAATTTCATGCCGCCATATATGGGCATAATTGCATATATCTTAGGGTATGGTGCAGAACAAGAACGATCTATCGTATTTAATAACTTGCAAGAAAATAACGCAGTAGTTGAAGGTGCCTGGTATAAAACGCTCATGGAATGGAGTATACCTAGCTATCAAATTGTGCAATCTAACGCAAAACAATATGATTACTCTTCATTCTACGAACGCAAACAGCAACAATTATCAATTGATAATTCCTATCAAGCTACTGTTAATAGTGCTAATACGGGTAAAACCAATGCTGATGCATCAGCTAATACATCAGTAACTAATACTGCGAACAGCGGACGCACATCGAAAGCTAATCAAGCCTTATCAGTAGCGGCTAACGCTTCAACCGTTGCAACATCTAATGCGGCTTCAACTAAAATCACAAGAATTGGCAACGAAACAAATCAAGCGGCACAAGCATATGATGCGGGGCTGCAGCGTGGTGTACAAGAAGCTGACGCGCAAGCAGTAGGCGCTACTACTATGAATAATGCACTATCTGGTACCTTATCAGGAGCAGTACAAGGTTTTGCATCAGGTGGTCCAGCAGGTGCCGTTGCTGGTTTAGTAGGCGGCGTTGCAAATGGCGTACTTAATGGTGTGAATGCATCGGTTATGCTCAATGCAGCAAGTGAAAAAGTTGAATTATCTATTAGTAACTCACAATCTAAAGTTACGAGTACCAATAGCACCAACACCAGTGTTAATAATCAACAAACTCAAACACAGACGACTAACACGCAAACCATGAACAACGCGTCAACGTCACAGAATAACAATAATGTTGATAATGCTAATGCAAACGCACAGAATAGCGCTAATACTGCAAAAGCAAACGCAAAACGATCACAAGACACTGCGATTACCAATGCTGGTATATCTAAAGCAACGGGTGAAGCTGGTATTACCACTGGAATTAATCAAGCTGGATTAGGAGCTCCTACAATCTTTGGTAATCCAACAGGAGATATTTATAATGTAGCTATGCCACAAGTTATTAGTGCAAATGTTGTTACGCAACCAATGAGCGCAATAGCACAAGTAGGCGATCAGTTCCTACGGTATGGTTACATGCTTAATCGTTATGTTCAGCCTACCAAAATGCAAATTATGAAGTCATTTAGTTATTGGCAATCGCAAGATGTGACAATTACACCAGCACCAGGAGTAATAAAAGACGCTATAATGGACATTAAACAAAGGTTCGCCGCTGGTATTACCCTTTGGAGCAAACCATCAGAGATAGGAAAGGTTACGATCTATGACAACTAATGTAGAAATTAACGAAGCTCCTACTATTAGACCTATTAATGTAGAAATTAACGAAGCTCCTACTATTAGACCTATTGAAGAATTGTTGAAGCTGAATAGTTATTCATTAATGAATGATGCTGAAATTGATAGTGTTATTCAATATAAACAACAAGTAGCATATAACGATGGTCTATATAAACAACAGATAGCAGATCAACAACGACTTATTGAAGCACAATGTGATATGTATAAATCACAGGCTGAACATGCTAACTATATATTAGATCAACTCATCCAAGGAGGTGTAAATCTCGAATATGTCCAAGAGTAGAAAAAAACACCAAGAAAAGCAATGCAACACACAACTTAATGTTTATTGGCAATCTCAAAATTTTAACCAATTGGCGTTTGTTGCATATCGTCAACAACTTTTATCTTTGGCGTTATCACGCTTCCGATGGGAAGGATTGCCATCTACATGTAACGAGCGTTTTTTAGAGTACACACTTCTTTTTAATGGGTGTGCAACTATTGCATTCCCCAAAAAACAAAAGGGTGTGTTTTACTCTACACAAGCAGTAGAGCAAACCCCGCCTAATGTATATGACAATCCTAGCAAGTGGCGTAGTGTTGGTAATAATGGATGGAGCTTTAACGTAACCAACAAAAACGGTGTATTTTTATATGACAATAAATTGCGCCGTTCAATTCTTACAACTATTGATTTTTTCGCGTTGGAGCTTCAAGACATAGCAGCTACACGCCGTTTGAATCGTATGCACCAAAAGACACCCTATACGATCACAGCACCACAGGGAAAAGAGCTTGACATCATTAATGTATATAAACAGCTCACAGGCAATGAACCCGCTATGCTTGGTTATGATTCGATGATGGATGATATTAATGTTGGCACCATTAATACACAAGTTCCGTTTATCGGTGAAGAATTAGATGCGGCAGAGATTAACGCATGGTCACGGATTTATGCGTTTTTGGGTATTCCTTCACTACCTTTTAAGGCAGAACGTCAAGTTGAAGATGAAGTAAAAAGCAATAAAGCACCGTCTGAATTATCTTTACTTGATCCCTTATCGTGTAGGCGTGAAGCAGCGAACAAGCTAAACGCGCGATTTAGTAAATACTTAGATGAACCGATCAGAGTATATTTTAATCGTGATATTGAAACCGATAATTTTAACACGCTGCACACACTTAAAAATTTCATCGGAGGTGAAAATAGTGATAATTCCTAATTATGAACCATGCAACACACCTGATGAATTTTTCAACCCGATCACAATTACTTTTGGTGAATTGTATGAGGGTGGGTTTATTGATTTTAGCGATCCATCTTGGAAATGGGACTCATACGATCAAGAACAGTTTGAACGCATGAACAGCAAGATCATGAATAGATTTTACTATCGTGAGATTGGTGTTATTCCTCCTGGACGTTGGAAACTAGAGTTTTTACGTATCATTAACGAGACTATGCCAAAATTAAAGCCTTTGTATAAATATATTGCTGATGATGGAAATATCCTAAGCGATAGTGATACGTTTGGTAAAAATCGCACGATTTATAGTGATTTTCCTCAAACCATGCTAGGAGATAATCAAGACTATGCAAGTACGGGTGAAGATAATGAATTTGAAACTATCGTACAAGGTGATTTTTTAACTAAAGCAGAAACAATAGCAACACGTTATAATGATGTAGATGTAATTTTGTTGGATAGATTAGAGACGTGTTTTTCTAGTCTAATTAGTCTGAATATGAATGGGTTTTAACATGAGCAATGTATATGATCTAATCGCTACTATTATGCCATATAGTGCATTTGTAGCATCTGCACCTGAAATTCCTAAACTATACTGGGATGTTAAATCTCAAGAGCAGCGAATTAAAAACATTTGTTGCGAGCTAAAAAAAGTTATTGAGTATTCTGAACTTACTGCAGATACCACTAATCAACTCACTGAAAAAGTTAATGAGCTCACACAACTTTTTGAACAATTCCAAGAAAGCGGTTTTGATGATTATTATGAACAGCAAGTTCATCAGTGGATAGAATCTAATCTTTCATTCATTTTTGAAGAAACAGTAAAGCAAGTTTATTTTGGCATTAATGGACAAGGCCATTTTGTTGCTTACATTCCTGATAGTTGGAGTGATATTATTTTTGATACTGGAGCAGATTATACGCTTGATACCTACGGGCGCTTGATTTTGCGCTGGGATGTAGATAATCAAAATGAAACCATTAATCAAACACCAGAACCTAACAGCAAAGGAGTAAATTAATCATGAGCGTAAGAGAATATATTGGCGCACGTTACGTACCTGTTATTGCAGACCCTATTGAATGGGACAATACAAAGGTATATGAACCATTAACTATTGTTTCACATGAAGGAAATAGTTATACATCGCGTCAAGCAGTACCAGCTGGAATTGATATTACTAATACTACATTTTGGGCTCTAACAGGTAATTACAATGCTCAAATCGAGCAATATCGTAAAGAAGTTGAGTCTCTGCGCGAAGATGTTGATAAAAACACAATGGACATTGGAGACGAGACTACAGCGCGTGAAAACGCTGATACGCAGCTTCAAAACAAGATCACTAACATCACTAACGACATTGGAGCCGAGACTACAGCG